AGTATAGGTACTGCTGTCCAAACCACCCGCACCGCTCGAAAATCCGCTCGGGTTTCCACCATTGAACGCACCCGCTGCTGTAGTGGTGTCAGACACCACCCAGTAGGGAACGCCAAAGACATCAAGCTCGTTAGAACTCGACGCTGGCTTGGACCAGAACTGAGCTTCCATGTGATCGGCCTGAGACACAAGTGCCCCGGCTCGCCGTAGTTTCAAAGTAGACAACACCGTGTTCTGACCTACCTGAATCAACGCTTCGCGTCGTTCCCAGGCCCACTCGGTAACAGTGTGCTTCCACGGCACTTTAATCTGTTGCAAGAGGTCTGGAATCGAAACGTCATCAGTCTGGAACATGCCAACCTGACGAGCATTATCACTGTTCTTCACAGCGATATTACGCTGAATCTGGTCACCACCCTGAATCTCGATTTTGTCTTTCGTCATAATTCGAGACGCAGCTTCGTGGTGCTGGAGGTCAGTCATCAGCGACGTAAACTTGTTTTTCCCGAGATGATGTTGCGTACCCTTAATCAGGTCTGCAATATCAGCATCGGACAAGATATTAACTGCCATAACTTACTCCGTTAATTACCAAAGAGGTCGCTGGCATCCATTCGAGGGGCGACGTTCCAACCCTTTTCCTGGGCCATCTGGTCGAACATTTCGTAGAACTCCTGGTCTTCTCCACCAGGGGCTACGGTTTGTGCTGACCGTCTGGAAGGACGGGCTACGAACTGACCACTCGCATTGCGGAGACGATCCGCCGTGCCGGATTGCTGTTTCCTCATGGCTAATTCAGTTTGATACTCTGGAAATGCCACGCCAACGGCGCGACGAAACAAATCATCACCTGACATATCAGGACTTAGTTGGCTGAGTTGACCGTACACATCCCACAGCTTTTCCGCATTTTGGCCGTATTGCGAATTTGGGGCGGTGCGGTCTTCAACCGACGTTCCTAATAAGGGGTGGAAATCTTCTCCCAGGTTGGCAATTTGGTCTTCAAACTGAGAGATAGCATTTTGTTGTTCTGACTGATAACCCTGATAGGCCATGTAATCAATCAGCTCTTGTTGTTTTTTAATCTGAGCCTGTAACGCCTCAAAGTTTCCCTTGATGCCTTCGTCAACGTACTCGTCGAATTGAAGTTCCGGCATATCGACAGGAGGTGCTTCTTGCGGCAGTTGCTCCTGAGGCATTTCTTGCTGCGGCATCTGCTGTTGGGGCATCTGCTGCTGCTCATAACCCTGAAAGCGGTTAAGCATCTCATTGTCAAACTTGTTCAGCCAATACTCCAAGTGTTCTGGAGAATCAAAGGCTTCAAGCTCTTTGTCAGAAAAATTAAACTCTTTGGCTCGGGTTACCAAATGCTCTGGTAGCCTGCCGTTGTTTTGGGGGTCGGTGGGCGGTTCTTCGGGAATGTCCCGTGGCCCTTCGTCTTCCGGCTTAATGTCCACTACGGAATCGAGTTTTTCTTGCGCTTGTTCCTCCGCGACAATTTTCTCATCCGGTGTGAGTTCTGCGTCGAGAATTGCGTTCTCTACGTTTTCTGGTAGTTCTGGCATCTGTTTCTCCTAAGAATACTGCCCGCCCATGGGCGGTCCTTGTTGTCCCCGTCGCCCCTTTTCCATGTGGGCTAAAAGATAATCAGGTATGGGGGGTTGGTTGGAAGTAGTTTCATTTTGCGGTGAATTTTCGGACTTGTGCTGCTGCAACCAGTTTTCAAACTCTTGTGGTTCCTCTCCTTGCCTTGCACCAAAATGTAAATCTTTCTGGTATTGCTGGTATATACTATCCATTTCCTCTTGCGAAACACCTGGATAAGCCGCTTGGATTTGGCGATACTTTTCCGTTAATTCTTGGTCTTCCAGACGCGACCCTGGCTCGTACCTTTCGTCAGCCGGTTCTAAACCCACCATTGCCCGCTGCACATTAGGATTAGGGATTTGGGGATAAGTCCCAGGCGCGCCAAAATCTATTCCAGTCCCTCCAATTCCTTGGTTAATAGCCTCTTGGAATTTATAATCATCTAAAGACGTACCGCGAAACGGAGCCAATGCTCGTTCGTCACCGCCTGACCTTCCTGGCCCGTATGAACCCGGTATTACTTTTCCTGTTCGTGGGTCTCTTGGCATTATTTAGCCCTTTGTCTGTAACAAGCATCTCGGTCGTGCATTCCAGACGCTTCAAGTAGTTTGTTGCGATGTCCGTTGCTTCTGACCTTAACTGCACCATCGGCACGAATTTCGGTGCTGCCAAGACCGTGTTTCTCTAAATGCGACCGGAGTTCTGGTATCTGGGTTGGATTGACTCCAAGGTTGTGGGACCAATACTCTGCCGGAGCAGAACCAGTTACAAGCGATTGGGGGTGGTCATGCCATCTTAATACACCATCTGGGTCTTTGAACAAATAGTGTTTTCTAATCTCTGCCATAAATATCCCACCCTAACTTGCTTAATTGCTCGCTCAAAAACGACCTTGGAAGTTTGTCCATTTTTTCGGGGAACTCTAAAAACAACTCCATCAGGCCCTCTGAATACGGCTCTGCGGTAATACTTGCGTCTTCCTGTGCAAGCAGGGCGTATAAGAGCTTTTCGTCGTACTTGTCGGTGATTTCATGCAGCTTATCAAGGTTGAGGCGAGCCAATGTTCATCTGAGGTTGTTGGTTGTTTTGGGCTGCTAACATCTGCTGCATCATCTGGTTTTGACCGCGATCCGTTGCTCCCGGTCTGCTTACTCGTTCATACGTCCTTGTGGTGTTTGTCGGCATACTTGAACCCGGTTTCTTTCCAAACGACTCTTGACCCATTAAGGGTTGCCCGTCTTGGTTCACGATAATATCCATCAACTCCGGTATGTTGTTGTATTCTGACAGAAGTGACAGGATTCGGTCCATATCAAACGTCTTGCCGTTTTCTTGCAGCATTTGAATCATATTGGGGTTATTGATTAACTCCATTACAAACTGAGCCCTTTGCTCAGGGGTGGAGTGCTGCATAGAGTAGGGGCGAACGTCAAAATTCAACTCATGCCAAATCTCTCCCCGAGACTCAGCAGCGATGTTAAACGGCATTTGAATAGAGTCCGACACATGCACTACGTCCTCAAAATCTTGAACAGGGTCGTTCCACCAGTAATACAAAAGACTCTTGCACACGCTGGAAACCGCTTCAAAGGTTTCGTTACGCATGTCATCCACTCTGGTGTTGGCTTGACCTAACGCCATTCGGTCCTGACCCACGGTTTCTGACTGCGGGCCCAACCCACCCAACGCTGACAGGTTGCCACCAATCTTGTCCATGATGTTGTCCAGCGACATTCCGTAGGACATCAACTGCTGGTCGATGCCGGGGTTCTCAAACACCTTCACGGAGTTGGGGTCGTTCATCTGAACCATATCCCCGTCACCCGCTTCTCGTTGGCGGCGAGCGTCCTCATCGTGCCCAGACTGGAACCCAAACACGGTCTTTTGCCTAAGAGCTTTACGGGCGTTCTTGTTAAGAATCTGGTTGGCTAGTTCGTGTACATCCCTCCAATGCGCTACGGGAGGCACGGGCATACTCTGACCAATCGGCCAATCAAAACCTAAGAAGTGGTAAGGACCGGCAAAACACGGCCCCTCTTTTGGTCCCTGCCATTTAGTAATGTTCAGGGGCTCGTTGGAATGGGCTTTGTCGTCAGATGAATCACCGTCTGCGGCAAAGGTTACAATCTCATTAGAATCAGGAAGGT